TTAGCCTTACGCGCTGGGTTCATTGGATGCGGTTCGTAAATGATTTTAGCCATAAAATCCTCCAAAAAGGTTGGGGGCCGCCCTTCCAACCGACGGCCCCCGCTCTGTGCTTAATTAAGCAGCAGAACCAATCGCCATAACACCAGCGGTGTGCTTGATGGACGTTGCAACCTTGTCCCAGTTGGAACCAGTTGCAAGTTCAGCATCCGTTGGCGACTTGCCGCCGTTGGTGATGTCCCAAGTGTAGCCCTTCAAAGCAACGCCAAAGGTGTAATCGACTTGCATCGTGGTTTCGATGCGGGTCTGACCGTTGTTCGTTTCGATGTTGCTGATTACGTCGCCGCCGTCATAAACGATTGCTGCGCTGTCTGCGAGGCCAAGAACCTTGTTCTTGTTTGGTGTGCCAGTGGCGAACAAAGCAGGAGCGTCGGTCACGATGACAGGACGGCCAAGGATGTCCACAACTTGCACGTTCTGTGCAACGAACAACTGTGCGCCGTTGGTCAGGTTCTGGCCGATAAGCTTGTGATAGCTGTCGCCGTTCATGACGTTAGCAACGATGCTTGACGAATTGTCGCCAAACAGAGCGTTTGCGCTGTTCATTGTGGCATAAGTGACAGCACCAGTGCCGGAAACGTCAACAGTCGTTGCAGCGCCTTGGTTAGCAATCGCAGCAGCAAGTGCGGCAATCGCAGTGTTCAACTGGTCAGCCATCAAAGCTTCAGCGAAGTTACGCGATGCAACTTCGATGCCTTCCGACGTTGGCTTCTGCAACCATGTAAGCTGCGAAGGCTCAAAGCGGATTGGGCCAAAGCCACCAGCAACCTTTACGCCGTTAAGCTGAAGCTGGGTCAGGTCAGTTGCAGTTGCCGATGCTTGCGAAGCATAACGGTCAACACGACGCTGTGCGCTATGCACGGCAGCGAAGAAGCTTTCCTGATAGAAGTCGCCATCGAAACCAGTGGTGGTCAAACGGATTGCGCCGCCCGATGCTGCGTTGAACTTTTCGACCATTTGAGCAAGTGTCTCAATGGTGGCTGGCATAACGTATTCGTTGAATACCTTCATTTGCGAAAGTGACATAATTCAAAATCCTTATTGTAGGTCAGGGAACATTTGTTTGATTGCGTTTGTCCGCTGAACCTTGTCACCTCCAAGGTTGCCCTTGGGTGCGATAGGGATGCCATTGCCAGTTCCGCCAGTGGCTCCACCACCAGAGTTAGCGGGTGCGGAAACGAAGTGTTTACCTTCATCGCCAGCAGCCCATTCAGCAATCGCTTCATTCAGCGGTTTTTCACCCATAAGTGCGGAGTATTGACCGTTGTCTGCCATCAGCTTTGTTTGTGACTTCAGCATGGCCTTTGCTGCCGCCATAAATTCAGGTTTGATACCAGCCTTCAGCATTGCATCGTTTAACCCGTTGTCGATTAAATATGACTGCAAAGCCCCGTCTTTTTCAGCAATGGTGCTTGTCAGTGTTTCAATCGTCTTCGTGTTTTCCTTTGCAACCTTTTCGAGTTGCGACTTCAGCGTTTCATTTTCAGTTTGAAGCGCCATAAAATCATTTGGGTCTATCTCCACGCCCTTTGCTTTCGCTCTGGCAATTTTGACTTCACCAAGAAGTTCGCGGTTTTTGGCACTCAATGCCTCCATCGCTTCTTCTAACTCTGCAATCCGTTCTTCACTCATAAGTTTGTCCTCTGGACTTGGTTGCCCCACGGGGGCGGTTTATGCCGCAGCACAGCCTTGGCGTAACTTCTTTATTATCACGGTAAACAGCATATTACTATAGCCGCTTCAACTGCGCCAAAGTCAGCGGGTTGCCACGCTGGTCGAGCAATTGGTTTAACGTAATCTTTCCGCTGCGCCAAAGTTCTGCACGGCCTTTGCCAAGCATCTTGTCTGCAAATTCGGGGGGTTTGCTCTTTAGGAATTGGTCGAACGTCAGGTCGGCGGCAACATATCCATCCATGCTTGCACGGGTTGCTGGTTCAACCTTGTCCTTAATCTTGCCGCCCGTCAGTTCTTCAAATGACTTCGTGACGGGTATGAAGCTGCTGCGGCAGTTCCAATGCGCGGGTGGGCCACCATTCCAAGGGATTTTGTGACCAATGGGTTTGAAGTCTGGGTAACTCCATGTCTTGCCCGAACGCGCCATGCATATTTCGCTGGTGCGGCTGTCCAAGGTGGAAACCCATTGCACCGCCTTGATGATGTCGGCGTTGGCTTCCAGCGATGCCAGCCGTGCGTCTTTCGCTACAGTTTGAACGGCTGTGCGGGTGATTGCCATTGCATCGCGCCGTGCCTTTGCAATCGGCTGACCGCCCTTATCACCGACGCCCATAATTTCTTTAGCAATTTGCGCGTTGGTCTGACCAAGCAAGACGCCGTTTTTCACGGTGCGCTCAATGTCGAACCTTACGTTTTCGTTCAGACGGGCGAACCAGTTACCCATCGTCGCGCCTTGTATCAGGCTGCTTTGTGCAATGCTTTCGATAGCGGCCACAGGAGGCAGCACAGCGTCGATACCGACGTTGACCATAGCATCCCTAAAGAATGCTGCTTCCGCTTCTGTCAGGTCGCTTAAATCAGGCTCATTGACGGTGACAATGGCCTTCAGTTCAGCAATGGCCTTATCCAGCCGCTTGCCTTGGTATTCGGTAAACTCCTTGCCCTTCAACTGCTTTTCAAGTGCCGCTGCGATGGCATCAAGCTGCTTGTTTACGGCAGCACCTTGCCCAGCAATAACCCGCTCTAATAGCAGTTGCCGTATGATGGTCAGGTCAAGGAGTTTATCCGATACATTCATCAATTAGGTTTTTCGATTTGCGCCTGTGCTTGTTGCATTAGATTGCGAATAAGTGGGTCAGAAACCCGATGCGGCAATTCACTCAATGCGCGGAAAAGAAGGTTAATCTCATCCACGGAAATTGTGATGTGCAACTGTGGCTGTTGCACTGGTGGTTGCATCTGTTGCTGCGCTTCGTCAAACTTATCTAATTCTGCGTTCATTCACTTGCTCCTTCTTCAACTGGTGCTGCGGGTGCAGCGCCTTCTTCAACTGGTGGCGACCAAGGCAGTTCATTGCTTGGCACTTCAACAACAGGGTCTTTGATAAGCGCAATCTGCTTCAGAATTTGCGCGTCGATGTGTTCCTTATACGAACCAACAACCACGGCCTGTATCCATGAAAGAACGTCGGCTTCAGTCAGTTGCTCATAAGGAATGAAATTGTCAGGGTCTACATCGCTCAACGGAAATGGTGTCGCGCCGTTAAACGTGCCGCTGTCGCCATCTGCGTCAGTGCCTGTGCAAGTCCAATTTGTTTGAACAACGACATTGCTGATGTTGCCGTCGGTGGTTTTCTTCAAGGACGTAATCGCCCATGCGTAGGAAAGCGTCATTTCATTTATCCTTTTCTTCAAGGGTTTTTACTTTAAGTGAAAGTTCTTTTATAGCCTCAATCAGCAACGGCACAAGGCGGTCATATTGCACTGTCTTGTAATTTTCACCACTTTTCGAGCCGTGCTTAGGGTCATCAAGGTCAACGTCAAACGCAGCCTGTCGGACAATCTCTGGCAAAACCGCTTCCACTTCTTGAGCGGAAACGCCAAGCTGCACCTCATCGCCCTCATAGCCGTATGACTTCGCAACTTCGTTATTCGTATACCGAAACCCGTTAAGCTTTGACACAATATCCAAGGCATTTTTAATGTTGCCTTTGCGGGTCTTTAGGCGGTCATCTGAATAATATGCCGTTACGTTTCCGCTGGCGTAAACCTCGTTGCAGAAAATTGTGCGGCGATTGTTGGTAATGTCTCCCTGTCCACCAAATACAAAGCTACCGCCAGCATCCATGTAGATGGTGGCCGCAGCCCTTGCGCCCCAGTGGAAGTTTAGCCTTGGCGCATAGGTTGCCGCAGATTGTGACGCGCCAACCAAACTTACTTCGCGTAGTTCAAGGCCACCAAAGCAGTCGTTATCGCCAGATGGCGACACCCGCGAAAATTTCAAATCGCCCTTAATCCAGCTTTCGCCGTTGGGGTTTATATAGGTGGATGTATCATTTTGGTCATAGAATATCGGGGCGCGAACATCACTGGCTGTTGACCTAATTGAACCAGTCATAAGCAGGTCGCCATTATAGGTGCGGCCACCAGTGCTTAAATACTCAACCCATGCGCTGAATGAGTTTCCGCTTACATTGCGCTGCATCAACCTGTTTGAGTTGTCTTCCCAACCCCAAGCAATCTGTGTCCCCCAATAGTTGCTTGCGTTTGAGTGGCGCATACTTTCGTAGAACCACCATGTTCCAGCGGGGCCACCAGTAGAAATGTCGCCGTGGTAAGCCTTAGTATATGGAGGGGTATTTTGAAAACCCGTGTTCCAGTTAGCGTTTCCGTCCCTCGCACCAATGTAAGTGCGGGTGATGTTGAGATTGCTTTCGCTAGCGGGGTCAACGAAATATGCAGTGTTGGGGCTGTCGTAATATGCACCAGCATACAAACCAGCAGTATTGCCAGAGTTATATCCCAGCGAAGGAAACTCATACAAAGTGCCGTAAGAGGTTCCATTGGATGCTTGACTGCTAATCCACATACGGGGCGTGGCTTGCCGTGAAGTATGTAGCGCACACATATTTAGCACATCGCCGCCAGCATAGCCATTAATCCAAAGCGTATCAGACCAAACACCCGCAGCGGCAGTCATAGCTACTCTTAAACCTAAACCCTGACCAAAATAGTCTTGGGGATTAAGGCGCTGCCCACCATCATAGCGAGTTCCCAAGCCATTTGATGTCACGGAATTACCTGTTATGTTTATGCCCCATGTGCCAGATGCTGCACTTTGGATTGAACTTTGAAGTGATGCCGCCACCGCCGCTGGCGTTGTGCGAACCATCTGGTTCGTCGTTGGATACATTGAAACCAAAACAGTCGGCGTTTGAGCGGAAAGGCCAGAACTAAGGATAATTTCACGGGCCGCAATATCACCAAGTGCATCACGGTAAACAGTCGTGTTTGCGGTAGGCGCTGTTGTCGGATTGTTGAACCCGCTGATTGAACCCGCTGTTCCGCTAACGCTGCCAGTAATAGTGTTTGCTACGGTCAACCCAACAAGGTTTGATGTGCCAGTAGGGTCAACGTAATAAGCTGCATTATCGCGGTCACGAAAAACAGTAGCCGCTATTTCACCACCAACATATGTAGTGGCTGTGTTATACCAAGATAAATAAAGGTTGTTTGCAGCCTTAGCGTCAATGTGTAAGTTGCCATTCGACGCAGAAAGGGTGCACATATCGGTAGCGCCGCCGTTACCGCCAAAGCGCGTATATTGACCAGATGCGTTAGGCCCAACTTTGAAACCATCACCATTCGTAAGTTCAGCACGAATTGTGGTTGCGCGGTTACGAAAATAATGCGTGTCGTTGTCGTAGTAGTTAGCTGGGTCTGCGCCACCAAGATAAAGTCTAACGCCGTTATCTGGTGACTTCAAATATAGGTATGAACCGTCAGTCAGCGTAATTGCAGAAGTGCCATTAACGTGTTGGATTGCATTTGCGCGAACAACATTAAGCACTGATGTGCTTGATGGGTCAAGGAACCAAGATGTGTCTGGTGTGTCGTAAAAAAGTGGAGCGCGAACGTCGGAACGAACAATAAGGTTTCCACCTTCAGTCAACGACATATCCTCAACTTCATCAGTCCCGCTAAGGGTTCCAGTGCTATTGCGCCGCCAATACCAGTTATAGCCGCCTGTTTGTTTCACATAAGCAACGTGTGGCGATTGGTGCAGATGATATTGAAATGCGCTGCTTGTGAATGTTGGCGTATTATCGGAAACAAACAATTCAGGAATAGTCACAGAGCCAGTGAACGTATCACCCGCCTTGTTTGCTGGCGTGTATCCAAGGGCTGTCGTAACCTGACCAGACGTAATACCAGTAAGAACCCCCGCACCGTTAAGGGTCAATCCACCAGCGGCTGAAATGTTTAATTGGTTTCCTGATGCCTGTAAGCGAACATCAAAATCTTCAGCCGTGCTGTCTTTGAAGTCAATGTAAGCACCACCAGCGGCGCGAACAATTTCTAGGTTCCCATCATAAGCAATTAGAACCTGATTGCCGCCGTTATTGACAGTCACGCCATTGCTGAAGGTTGGGCCAGATATGTTGGCAGGGGTGTAGCCAAGGGCTGTGGTTACATCGCTGCCAGATAGTGTGACAGCGCCAGAGCGGGTGTTAAAGCTGGTAACGCCAACGCCGCCACCGACTTCAACGATAGATGCCGTGCCGTTGTCTTTCTTGGTGTAAACCTTGCCGTCATAGGTGTTGATGGCAAGTTCGCCCAAAGCGAGGTCGTTAAGCGCAGGAACTTTCGCAGGAACAGCACTGCGCTTGAACTTCAATAATGCCATGTGGCTTCCCTTTTCTGCTATATAGCTGGGATAATGTTTTTAGAACGTGCCGAGGTCAACAGTTCCTACAGCTAAAGTTACAAAGCCATTTCCAGCGTCTTTTGTCCATTCCATCGACGAATTAAGGCGGATGACGCCATTTGTGCCGTCGGTTCCCCAAATGTAGCCAGCAGTGCCGCCAGCAACAACAGCAACCTTTTCGTCGGTGTCGCCATTCGGGATATTCAATGCCGTCTTGAAGTCGGCAATCGTGATTTTCTTCGCCTTGATGCCTGTTGCGCTGGCATCATGCACCATCAATAAGTCTGCTGCGCCATCAACAGCGCCAATCGAACCAAGGTCATCGACGGCTGGCACGACAGGCTGCGAAGACGTTGCGTCTATGGCAACGTGCATGGTCGAACGGTCAGTCGCGTAATGCTGTTCACCAGCAAGCATACCCGAAGTCGGTAGGTTTGCCTTTAAGCCCCGCTTAATTTGTATCCGTGCCATGCTTCCAATCCTTAATTAAATGTGCCGCCATCCAAGATACCAGCGGTGTTGCGCCATAGACCTGATGCGCCATCATACTGCAAAATGTCCAGATTTAGAACACCCGAAATAGCGACATCATGTATTTCGTCCAACTCATAGCCGTTTTGCACCTTCACGAATAGCTTGCCGTGATTTTGGTGGGCATATTCGACAACGGCGACATAGACCAAGTGGGCAGGGGCGTGTGGCTTTGTTGCCGTCATGCCACCCGCTGTGGTTGGGCTTAGGTAAAGTTGCTGACCATCCGTATATGCGGAAGTGTCCACATCGCTGATGTAACCAAAGCTGACCACATAGCCCGTTTGATTATTAGGGATAAGGTCGGATGTCAGGCCAAGCGTCTGGGCGCTGGTTGCGTCTGAAGTGGCAAGGGCAAGCGAAATGGTCGATGTCTGACCAGTTGCGCCGCTGATATATACCACAGTTCCCTTGGGGATTGCAGCGCCTGTGCGATTGCGGACAAGGGCAACGACATTTGTGGTCGCTCCGCCAGCACCGCCAACAACGCTTAGGTCGGCGGTTGTGCCATCGCTTGAAATAGTAACGCTGCCATCCACACTGGTAATCGTGCGGATGCCGCCAGCACCGCCGCCAGATGCGGCTCTGGGCTTAGGCAGTTCAATCTGAAACTCTTGACCATCCGTCAGTGTTATGAAGAAAGACGTATCGTCGCGCTGCTCCACCAGTGCCACGCCAACGCCGTCGGAACCAGCAGCACCAGCAGCACCGTCACGACCATTGCTACCATCGCGCCCATCCCGACCATCAGCACCATCGCGGCCATTGCTTCCAGCAGGGCCAACCAGTGAAGCGCGGTTAATTTCAAACCAGACATTGACGGCAAGTTGTATCTCCTCATCCGTGGGTGGGCGACCTTCTGGGCCTTGTTGCCCGTCTTGTCCATCAACTCCGTCGGCTGGCTGCGATATGTTGTCCTGTAGCCAAGCAACAGCAGCAGCTTTGATTTGTTCGTCCGTAACAGGAGGTGCGTCCTCACCACGTTCCCCTTGTGGGCCAGCCTCACCTTGTGGCCCCGCTATCATTGCGCGTGATGCAGCATCGTTGGTGCGTTGATTTAACGCAGCAACAGCCTCCACTAGCGAGGCAATGATTTCCTCGCTGACAGCCACCCTTAAAGACCCAAACGGCTGCGGATGTTGTCAAGCAAGCTGTTATCAGGTGTCACCTCATAAGATACGTCAGGGGTTTCTTCATCGAAGCTGGGGCCAGCGTCTTCCAACTGCGCTTCGTATTCTTCAAACTCCATGTCAGGCGAAATAAGTTCGCCGCGCTGGAAGTTATCGAACAGAACCGAAAGCGGCATTGCATCGCCTTGGTATGCACCAAGCAGCGCCGTTACCATCTGCGGGGCCATCCGTGCCGCGCCGAAGTCGGTGTTGAGGTTAAATTCTACGTCCTGTGGTGCGCCAACCCATTCAGACATCCAGTTCAGTGCGCGTGTGATAGCGTCCGATGCGGAGCGGCTGATTGATGCAAGCACGGAGCGTTCGCCAGCAGTCCGCAATTCGATTGTGCCAAAGGCTTCAGCCGTGCGCTTATCGTCGGCAAGCATCCGTGCGCCAAGCACAGCCATGCGCTGTTCTTTGTCCTTCAGGGCTTCGCGCAGCGTCTTCAGGCCATCGCCCTTAAATTCAAGATAGCCAGCGTTGGCGGCTGGGTCAGGGAATACCCATGCGCTCATCGAACCGACAGCAAGGGTTGTGCCTTCTGCAAGCTGCACACCAGCAACGTATGGGGTTGGCAAACCAGTGAAGTGCAAGCCATGCTCATAATCGGCGCTGTTGCGATAGTGACCAAGGTTGGTGTCAATCAGGTCAAGCAATGGCGGCTTCTGCACCGAAGCGGTCGCGCTGTTTGCACCAAGGATGACGAACGGGATGTAACGCAATGTGCCGCCGTTTTGTATCGGGAACATTTCGCTAATCATTTCGTTATCGTCGGTCATTACACGAACGCGATAGCCTTGCTCCGTCAGGTCAAGAACGCGATACTGCGTCACCTGATTGGTGGTAAATTCGTTTTCCAGCACATCGACAGTTTCTTTCAGCACCACAAGCGTCAGAACCTGTGCGCCATTAACGTAGCTGGTGCGCCAGTTGATGATGCTTTCGGCTGTGTAGTAACGCAAGAATGGGCGGATGTTTAACGCTTCCGCTGCGGCAATCGTGATGTCCGTTGGCGCATTGGCTGGGTAATCGACCATGATGCCGACGCGACCAACAGCAATCTGTTGCTCCACAACCTGTTCGCTAAACTCGCGCAGATTGTCGCCAGCCAGCGTGATGTCATCAGCGTATGGCTCAATCGCCGTGGGCAGTTTGTATGTAGGGTCTTTGGCAAATATCATGCCAGTGAAGGCGTCAAGCGTCCGTGCGCTTGCGTTGAAGAAGCCAGCCCGTTCCTGATAGGTCACATATTCAACGTCCGTCTGGCCTGTCAGCCGTGGCAGATAGTTGTTCGTGTCGAATGACGGGTTGTAAAGGCTTCCAGTGTATCGCGTGTTGCTGACGTAGTTCTGGATAAGAGCATCCCGACCAGCAATGACATCGCGGCAACGCTTCCACTTAAAGCGGTTAGCGTCATATTCGGTGTTGGTGTTGGAGACAGACATTTACACCCCAGAAATTTGAGCAAAGGATACCGTTCCTCTACCGATAGCATATTTATATGCAATAAAATAGCCGATAGCATCATTCAGGTGGT